CAATTCCCAATATTCTCGTTGGTAATCTGGTCCACAATCAATTGCTTCTTGCAAAGCTGTTTTACGGAAGAAAGGACGCTTCTCTAGGTCTTTCAGGTCACGTCGAGACATCTTATGTCTCTCAACCACATACTCAGCTTGGTCCATATTAGCGGCATCTGGGTCTGGATAGAAATTCCACACAGATACATGAGAAAGCGTAGGAACTGTTTTTACAAGAGGTGCATACACCCCCTTATCATCCCATTTTGGATATTCTTTATCAAGAGCTAGTGGCCCTTTAAGAACACCTGTTCCAAACAATGCACATTCAAAAGCTGAAGCACGAAGGTGTTTAGATGCACCACTTTCTTCAAGTTGATCTTGAATCTTTTTCTCCATCTTCTTTGCAGCCACATGGGCTGGATTAAAAGTGACGGAGGTTGGGGTAGTTCCCGGACCAGAAATAAGCTTGTCTTTAATAGGCTCTAGTTTCTCTGCTAACGGCCCGAGATTAAATGCTGTTGCCCCAGCAGGAAGAGGGGGGCCATCACTACGACCAAAAGGAGATTTGGTTGGAAGAGAAGGAGCAGGTTTAGGACCATTAGCAGGAGTTTGAGGATCGAAGCTAACAGTGTCTGAGACACCCTCTGGAAGCTTGGTTTGGTCCACAGAGATTGGAAAATTTCCATTACCAAACAAAACTTCGACAATTTGCCCATAAGCAGCAATAACTTTAGTCTTCGTTACCTTAACAAAAACTTTAGACTTCTCTGTGCTAGTGAACATTGTCTCGGAGTCATAAACCCCTCGATAGTTCTTGTAAGCACTTAGAAATCTAGTTTCATCTGTTAACTTTTTTGTCTTTGCTCTTTCAAAACGTTCACGGACAAAGGCAACCGCTTCATCTAATTGGATTGTTGAATCCTCGACGGCCTCAACACCCTCGTTTTCATAAGTCAGTTCATTATCCATCAGTAATCCTTAATAACCAAAAACTAAATCCGCTGGTCTATAGTGTCTAGTTGTCTCTGGGTTCACATCCCAAGCAGAAGAGCGTGGACGAGACATAACACCATAACGAACAGCATCATAAATGTGATCTTCTCCATGGGTGTTGACATCCTCTATATTATTTTTATCAAGTTGCAACACTGGGAGTTGAGCAATGGTATTTACGCAATTCGAGAAGACAACAAGTCTTGGTTCATTTGTATATTCATCAACTTGTAAGCGTCTGTGCACTTCGTTCTTGCCTGCCACACGAGCACCACGGCTACGATCAGAGGGCCTCCAACGACAACCAGCAGCAATCATGGTTTCAGCAATACTAGGGCCTGACTGGCCGCGCTGATGCCAACATGAGCTGTCGAGGACGCCGTAAGTAATAGGCCCGTCTTCAGCCTCCAAATCCAAGATTGTGCGAGCAAGGTCAGTAGCAAGCATTTTTGATACGTAGAGTTCACGATAGATTACCAACTGTTCATCTGGGGTGACAGCAAACCACACGACAGCAGAAAAAGAGCTATATCCAAAGTCACAAGCCCTGAATCTTCTCCATGTGTTGGGGATGTCGTAAGGTTCTACAACATGTATTGATCTATTCCACTCTGGGAAAGCAGAGCCTTCTACAACATCCCAATCACCATCTAATAGACGCCTACGTTCTGCTTCGGGGAGGGAAAGAAGGTTAGCTTCGTAATCTCCGCTGTTGTATAGGTAAGGGTTGTCAGAGAGACGAGAAGGAATGAAGCGTCGTTTAAATAGCGGCTCCCCTTCTCTTGTATGCCCTTTAGGCCAACGAAGAGTTTCACCAGATTCAATATCTGTTGCCCAGAACGGTGTATTCCACTGAGCCGGGTCAATAAACATCTTCTTAACCCAGTTGTGCCCTTGTCCGCCGGGGTTTGTCGTGGCTCTCATATAGAGTTTTAAGTCGGGTGCTGTGCTTCTCAAACGAGAACGCATATAATTCCATGCGTATGGTGTGGGCCATTGGGTTAGCTCGTCAAATGCAATATAATTGAAGGCCTGCCCTTGGTAACGAGTGACATCTTGATCCCTTTCAAGGAAAGACATCCACAACGAACCCCCAGCAGGACTTCTCCATTCCATCTTCCGTTCGGACCATTTGATCCCCGGAAGGGCTTTTGGGTAAAGCTCTTGACTCTTTTGAACAAGTTCTCTCAATTCCTCTGTAGTTCTACGAAGAATCAAACCACGAAATTGTGGATGGGCTAGGTCTCTTAGGGCATCAGCCAAGATTGCGTAGGATTTGCCGCCACCTGCCGACCCCCCGAACAACACTTCTCGTTCAGAAGCAGCCAAGAAATCTGTTTGTGGCCCTTTGTTCGGTTTGAAAACAACCTCACGGTCTTCTTCAATCTCAGCGACAAACTCATAGCCTTGAGGAACAATTTGTAGAGCCGGAGCACTAATTTTATTTGTGACAACCTTGGGGGCAGCCGCCTTTTTAATAGACGGATTACGCTTTCGTCTTCCAGAGGGGGCTGAGGACAAAAGGGCCTTTTGATCTTCACCCATTTACTTTGGCACCCATAGAATTGTCATTATATTCAAAAATCTTACGTGCTTTCTCAGCACGAGCAAGCCACATTTTAGCAGCCGAAGCTTTAGTTCTCCTTGACCTTTCCATCTCCATTCGTTTCTTCAATCCCATGTGGGAGATGGAACGACCAGTGATATTGGTTAGCCAAGTGGCCACCTCTCTCAGACTATAGTTTTTTAAATGTTTTTTAGCTTGAACAAGAGCATCTAGTTGAAAAGGGATTGGAAGAAGCATATTATTATCTTCTGGATCAAGTTCATAACCAAATGGAATGACACGGGCCAGACGAGGAATAGAACGATAATCAGTGCGACCTTCGCGTGTTAAATCCGCAAACAGCAGGTTGTCTCTTTCACTGATGTCAGTATTCATTATGATCTCTTAGGTTGTTTTTCCCGGTTAGTTTTTTTACTAACAACACGAACATTACTTGGGGAGTTGTCACGGGGATTAAAGTTGATGTGATCCACCTCCTTGCCATCCCCTTTGTGAACTTTTCCAGTTTTCATGGCTTTGGCACGAGCACGGTTACGAGCAGCACGATCAAGCTTACCTTTGGTGGTCCCTTGTGTGGCTTCGTATTCTTTTTTATAATTACGTGGTGCCCTTGCCATTATGACCGACTCTTTACATTTTTATTGATCTTGCCTTTAACCATTTATTCCTCTTTGGCCGGAAGTATGAAAATACCATTTCCACCAAGCTCAATCTTTTCCGTCTTGCTCACACCAATACGATCAAGGATGTCTTTAGCAGCAGCAAGCTTTTCCTTCACCCCCCACTCTGTCGGATTGTCAAGAACACCAACCAGCCCAATAGCAGCTTTTGGACCAGAACGAGAAAGATATTGTTTTGTATAAGAGATGATTTCTTCTTCAAGTGTTTTTACAATAGAGGATGTCGGGTAGGTGGGAGAATAGCCAGCAATCTTTTTGGCTGCAACAAAGTCCCCATTGGCCTCTTCAAAAAGAACTTCCAGAAATAGTTTTTGTTGGTCAGTGAGAACTCTTGCCATTTACTAGCAACCCTTTTTTACCATACCACCTTTTGAGAATTTCTTCTGAGCAGAAACTCGTAAGGACTTTTGTTTAGCTTTTAACCCAGCTTGTTTAGAAAGGGCTTCTTTTAGTTTAGCACCTGTCTCCACACCCATATCTGTTCCAGATCGGGTTTTAGCATGTTTTGCATATGTTCGAGAGACAGATTTTTTAGCCACTTCAAGTGCACCAGAGTTTGCTCTGGCAGAAGAGCGAGGATTTGTCATTTCTTTTTCGTCACCTTATCTGTAAAATCAGCTAACTCTTTCACTTGTTTTTTGAAAGTGTTTGGACGAGGTTTAGGGACAGCAAAGGTTGGGCGTTTAGCCGTCACCTTCCCACTCCCACTAGTGATTGGTCCAGCATCTGTATTCACTGTGCGCTTAACTGCTGTTCCGACCCCAACACCACTGTCTGCTTTTCCTGTTGCTTTAATGGTGGAAGCAGCCTTGGCCAGGGTTTTGGGGGGAGCAGTTTTAACAAAGGCTGGCCTAGTTTTAGGGGCTGGGCTTGCCTTGGGGGCAGCACCATAGGAGACACCAACATTGTAAGTGCTTCCGTCTTTACGCCTCTTGACTGAAGCAGCTTGTGGACGACGAGCCAACACTTGAGCACGAGAAAGGGTGGTTTCTGATTTTGACATAATGTCCCTTAAAATTTTGCAATTTCTAATTGAAGCTGGTGGAAAACGGTGACTAATGCTCCGAAAGTTATTACCAACCAGATAATGAATTTTCCTATTTTTCCTAGTGATTGGGTTGTTGTTAAGAAGTCTTTAACTTCTTTGACCTCTTCT